GGTCTGATAACCGGAGCGGCCAATTACAGGATGGCTACAATGTCCGCCGGTGAGGGATTGGTAACCTTCCCGGCGGGTGCGGAAATCGACTGTGATAAGTTTATATTGGAGTGCAATTCAGCTACATGCGTGCTGGCTCATGGTGGCACATTTTCATCGTCCGAAACTCGTATCCAGGGTACTGCGGCCACGGGAGCGGCCTGTCTGGAGGCTCAAGCCTATTCGTTCGGCGGTGACCTGCGATTGATGGCCTATGACACGAATAAGCACTTGACGCTCAACAATGGGGCGAACGGGGTAACGTCCATTACGGTGATGGGCACCCTGATTCTCCACTTCACCAATGGGGGCAATCTCACTATATCCGACAACGGGACGGCCACCGACTGGACACTACAGGGTAATGTAACAAATGTACAGAGCGGCGGCGGTACGATTACCTGGACGGCAGGAACCGGAACCATCACGGCCAGCGGAACCGCGGACCAAAGCTGGACTTTTGATGGGCTAACTATCGAAGCCGTGGACGTAAACAAAGCATCCGGGACCCTGACGTTCGCGGCCGGTTGCACTATGGCAGGTTTTACCCTCACGTCCGGGACGGTCAACCTCAACGGGCAAACGATTGCGACTACCGGTAACTTCATGGCCGCCGCGGGTACGCTAAGTGACTTGGGTGGATCTGATATTACAGTGGGCGGGGATCTGTCGGTTGATGGTGTCGACCTGGTAGGAACGTCCGGGTGGGACTTAGACGTTACGGGTACGGCTACGGTCCATAATGCGACAATCACAAATTGTACATCCGTTGGGGATGTAGATGCAACGGATGGATGTGTGGACGGGGGCGGCAACAGCGCCAATATCGATTTCGGTGATGGGGGGCCCGGAGCCGGAAGGTCGATAATCGGCGGAATGGGATTGCTCTAAGATATGGGATTACTCTAAGATAGAGGAAATATACTATGAAGATTTTGTACATGCTACCTGTATTATTGTTAGGGGTTACACCCCTACAGGCGGTTGAGCCAATTCAGGTTCCAGGACAAGTAGTTGCTACCGCCAGTGGTGATACAATCGTGGCGGCGGTAGTTCCGTCGAGCTCTACTTGTACAACGATGACAACGCTTTGTTAGGTAATGGAGCAAATCCATTAGTAGTCGACCTGGATGGTGGGGATGGTCCGGCGGGATTCGTATTACCATTTAATGCGGCAGGATGGTTCATCACGGATACTGATAACGAAGCGATCAAAATCAATCTTTCGGCGGCCGTGCCTGTAGTAGTGCTTATCAACTACCAAGAACAATAATGACTGACTTTTATGTAGACGCCGCTCGACCGGATGACAACGGCGACGGCTTAACCTGGGCCACCGCCAAGCAGAAGATCGGGTCCGCAATTACGCTTGCGACCGACGATGAGAATGGTCCACACACGATAAACGTTTGCGATGGGTTCTATAGCCAAGCTCTCAGCTTGAATAACGCGAATTTAGTGGGCATAACGTTGCAGGGTGAAAGCTGGGACGGCACGATAGCGTATTCGGAGGCCGCTAATACGGTATTTATTGGGAATGCGGTAACGGATGGCACGCTCCAAAGGTTAACGCTTCAAGTTCAAGGCGCGAAAAACGCCGTTTACAAACAAGCATCCGCCAGCGGATGGACTTTCGAGGATATGTTGTTCAAGAGTAAGCCGACCCATACGAGTCACTTGTTCCGTTGTTATGGTGGAGCCGGCCTAAGTATTTCCAGGTGTCGTTTTCAGTTTCAACATTCGAACAATTACCCAATATACGCCACCGGAGACACGGCTGGGACCATTTCGTATTGCCGGTTTAGCGCAGCCGGCACGTCGCACTTTTCCAACGCCGTGGTGATAAGCTCGACCGGAAACGTGGCTTGCTACAACAATGTGGTATTGGATACCGAGAAATTTGGGTTGTCGCACTCTGGGAGCGGGACCATGGCCGCGATGAACAATGTCATTCAGGGAGGATCGACAGGAACGGATGGCGCGTGTTTGCGTCAAGGGGTAGGAGCCGGTACTTTCAGCGCTAAGCGGAATGTCTTGATTTCGGGGACGATAAACTCGATTGGGTGGATAAGCGGGGATGTTACGGAGGGCACTGGTGACGACGCCAACATCAAGACGAATCGAAACCCGCGCTTCGTGAGATACAGTCGTGGCGGCGCTATCCTGCCGCGTATTGATGATACCCCTAACCTAGAATACGCCCAAGCCGTCGCGGCCATCCTAAAGCGGTTTGGTTTTCGGGGGACCTGGTCCGTAAACCAGTACAACTGGTCTAGTGGGGATACACCAGCACTTCGCGAGTTGGTGCGGGATGGTACGATGGAGATTGTCTCCCACGGGTATACTCATACCAGAATGACGACGACAGGAACCGTGTTTACGGTTACCAAGGGTGAAGAGACGATAACGACGGATCGAACCGCCGACACAATCACGTTATCCGGTGGCGGGACGGTATCCGGTTTTAGGGCAAAAACGCTAGGAGCAATCAAGACGGAATTGGAGGAATTGGGTGCCACCGTTACACCGGACGGTGACAATTACGGCGTCGGCGGAATTCGCGCCGAATCGCTCGGTGAAGTCTTCGATGACGGGACCGCCGTCAATACGCTGGAGATTTTGCACGATTCCACGGCGGCCACGGGACTTGAGAAAGTCGAGATTGCCGACGCAAAGGCACTTCTTACCGCTGAGGTGAACGCCGCCGGCGACGTAACGGATGGGCAGACGGGAGAAACTTATGTCTGTCATGCGTTTACTTTTCCCTACACGGACTCGGACGAGGGTTTGCGAAGTGCGGTCCGGGCCGCAGGTTATTGGGGATCATTCAGTTGCACGGACTATGCGGAGCTTACGACTCTCGTAGACGTTGATTTATACAATGTAGGTGGCGTCGGGGGGCCGTTTGCCGGTGAAGTAGATGAGGCAACTACACGAGCGAGAGCACGGGCAATAGCCTTCACGGCGGCCCAAACCGGCCTTGTCTATAGCGTTCTGTCCCACAACACAGACGGAATATCACTTGAGCAGTGGGAGTGGATTTGCGAAGAGTGGCAATTATTCGGGGACTCGATTCGAGTCACATCTTTGCAACTGCTTGCGGATGAGATTGTCAATTCCGAACTTTGGAACGACGATGAGGATGGTTCTTATAGTCGGACATACGACCAGTCGGACTTGCACCTTAAACGCGGATCTCCCTGCATTGACGCCGGTGCCGATGTAGGACTGTCAGCCGACCTCGACGGCCGTGAGGTGCCCTTGGGTGCGGGTGTCGACATAGGAGCCTATGAATGTATCGGAGGGATTGGCGAAATAACCGGAGGGATTCGAGTCACTCCCAGGATAACCGGGGGAATTAGAGTTACCCCTAGGATAACCGGAGGGATTCGAGTATGATCGAACAATTAGCCATAGGCTGTGATAACCTGGTATCCTGGTTTGACCCTAAAGATGCTCTAGATGGAAGTAGCATTGATGATGCTACGGGCACGGTCACTCTGAAGGATAGTGACGGTAACGCCGTAACTGGAGCGAACGAACTAACGGTTAGTTACACGGCAGGTCCGCCTAGACGGTATTACGCGACAATACCTAGTACGATCACCCTAACCGAAGGCGCGGTGTATTATGTTGAATTCATCCTAACCGACGCCGACGAAGATACGATTGGCCGTAGACGAGAACGCTACACGGCGGTATATGCGAACTAATGATTGAACGAGCGGACAAAGTAGTCAAGAAACTTGGATACTTACGGAGGCTTTCCCGCCGCAAGAATAACGTGGGAGTCATTGTAGGATATACGGCCAACTATGCTTTATACGTACACGAGAACCGAGAAATATGGCCACCTGGTATGCGCTTGAAGGGCAAGCCACGGGGAGCCGCGCGTAGGGACTACAGAGGGAGATATCGTAAGGGCTACAGAGGGAGGTATTGGGCCCCACGAGGTAGAGCACAACCCAAGTTCTTGGAGGAACCCTTCCGAGAGAACCAGAATAGGCTATATGCTATTATTCTGCAGAACGTCAAGGCACAAGGTTTTTTTGCTGGGGGAGCGGGGTTGGATATGGGACTACTGGAGGCGGGACAATATCTACAACGGCTCAGTCAAGAACTAGTTCCAGTGGACACAGGGAACTTGAAGGGTAGTGCATTCACAATGTTGGTAGGTAGAGGATGAGCGGAATACTAAGCCACATGCCGAGTCTGGTAATCAGGCAACTGCTAATCGATTTATCGTTAGCCGGTGATGGTTGGCCGGTTTACGCTACACAGCTACCGGACAGTCCCGATGACTGTGTTGCAGTCCACGATACTTTGGGGATTGCCCAGGGTAGGTTTCAGGTTAGTGGAGAAGTACAAGAGACTAAGGGTATACAGATCTTTATCAGATCGGATAACTCCAACCAAGCATTTAGGAAAGCAGAGGGCATCAAGAAGGGGCTAACCCAAGATGTGCATTTGACGGTTGTAGACGTAACTGATCCGGAGGGCTACGGCACGGCAACCCAGAAATACATCATCTATGGCATCAGTCACAAGAGCGGACCGTTACGAACCAACGAGCGAAATAGTGACCGTAAGGTCTTTACCCTAAACATGACAGTAACTCTCAGGGAAACCTCATAACAAATAGGAGAAGTATCATGGCAGCCCCTACAGCTACCGAACGACTAACCCCTGGTGGTATTCCGTTACGTGATGGATACGCCACACTAATCACCTTTGAGGATGATCCCGACATCAGCTTGTGGGAGAAAGCCACTACTCCCCCCGGTATGGACAACGGAGACCCGATCGATGTCAGTACATTCCATAACACAACCTACCGTACCAAATGGCCTCGTGTGCTGACTGAAGTATCGAACGGCCAGTTCACCTGTGGCTACGATCCGGACGTGATAGACCAGATCATCGCTATTATTGGCAATAATCAGACTATCACGGTTACTTTCAATGATGAGAGCACCTTGGCTTTCTGGGGTTACTTGAAGTCGTTTGCACCCCAGGAGCATACCGACGGCGCAATGCCCGAGGCTCAAGTTGAGTTTGTAGTCACCAACCTAGATGATAGCTTTGCCGAGCAAGCTCCAGTCGTGTCCTCGGTCGCTGGTACTTAGTACGTTTACCCCCAATTGGAGTAACATAATGGACGAATTTGACTTTGGAAGTCTAGAAATTATCGAAATCCCCGTAACCGGCCCCGATGGGAAGAAATATATTCTCAGGGAGGCCAGCGGGGATTCGGTAGCCCGCTATAACAACGCTAGGGCAAAGTGCCTACGCTTTCAGGATGGAGGAATCTCATCCGTAGAGGGTCAAGGATACCTCGACCTACTATTATTGACTCTGACCTTATGTCGTGCTAAGGAAGATGGTTCAGCGGATCTCAGCAAATATATCTCCAAGACGACATTGCAGGGTTGGCCGAACCGAGCGCTCAAGAAGTTAGCTGTAAAGGCTCAAGAGATTAGTGAGATTGACGACAACGATGATCTAGACACCCTAAAGAAGATGCGGGACAAACTCAACGAGCGAATCGAACGACTTGAGGGATCGGCAAAAAACGGGCTAGAGTCTACGGAGATTGGCTTAGACTGGCCGAACAACGGGGGGTAAAAACCTCACTCCCCGAGTTCATGCGGGCAATAAGTCACCGGGAATTCCGCACTTGGCGGGAGTGGGATAAAGAACCACGGAGGCTAGACTATTATCTCATGCAGATTGCGGGATACGTATCCCACGTGATGAGCCGGAAGTCTTGGAAGCTAGATGACTACCGGGTTGGGCTGGAAAAGGTTCCGGTGCAAACCGGTGCCACACGACAAGCCGTTGAGCAGGATAAGTCCAGGTGGAATAAGCGCCTTGGGAGAAGACCCTAATGGCTGGTGAAGCTGTAATTGAACGTATGGTGGTTCGTCTCTTGGGCGATGCTTCTTATTATGAGAAGGCGCTATCCAAGGGTATTCAGGCTACACAGAATTTTGTCCAACGAGTCTCGGCTAAACTAAAAGCCGTCGGCCGATCCATGAAGTCCCTAGGTAGGACTCTCTCACTAAGAGTAACTGCGCCTATCGTGGGAATGGGCGCTAGTATCTTCAAGGTTGGTGGGGACTTTGAATCGGAAATGTCTAAGATTGTAGGTTTGGTGGGAGTCGCCAGAGAACAAGTAAAATCCTGGTCTCAGGAGATACTTGAGTTGGCTCCGAGTTTAGGCAAAGCCCCTACAGAATTGGCTAAAGGTATGTTCTTCGTTACATCCGCCGGTTTTAGGGGTAAAGCCGCTATAGATGTGCTTACTCGGTCCGCTAAAGCCTCTGCCGGTGGTATGGGGGAAGTCGAGACCATAGCCGATGCGGTAACTTCCGCTGTTAATGCGTACGGGGCAGAGAATCTAAGCGCCGCTAGGGCGACTGATGTGCTGACGGCGGCGATTAGAGAAGGCAAGTTGGAGACGGCTAGTCTAGCCCCTACCATGGGACGGGTCATGCCCATGGCAAGTAAGCTGGGGATCGCCTTTGAGGACGTAGCCGGATTTATGGCTGTCATGTCTCGTACCGGGAGTGATGCCGCTGAAGCATCTACATCCGTCCAAGCATTTATGATGACTCTGCTAAAGCCCACCGACGCAGCAGTCAAATTACTTGATACGGTCGGAATAAGCTTTAGCGACTTACGGGACATCGTACGGGAACCAGGTGGTGTAATTGATGCGTTTCGACTACTTAATGATGCGTTCGCCGGCAGCGATAGTGTAGATGAGGCACTGGCGGAGATTATCCCGAATTTCCGTGCCTTGCGTGGTACCATGAATGCTCTGGCACAAGACAGCAGCATCGTGGATAGTGTAACACGTGGTGTAGCCGACGCTGCCGGATCTACTGAAAAGGCATTCAGAGAAGCAGCTACTACGGCCAAATTTAAGCTCCACCAAGCCCTATCGCAGCTAAAAGTATTGATGATAAACGTCGGGGCGGTGGTTATACCCTATATAACAAAGGGTATAACCAAGCTAACTCAGTGGGCTAAGAGAGCCGCGGAATGGTGGAATGGCCTATCTGATGGGATGAAAATGTTCGTCATTCGTGGATTGGCTGTAGCTGCCGTGGTAGGACCGATCCTGGTAGCCCTAGGTTCTCTGGTGACCTTCGTGGGGATGGTTATCACAGGGATCACCACGGTAGTTACCACGTTGGGTACGGCATTAACCCTACTCTCAGGGCCGATAGGGATAGTAACAGCTGCGCTGGTAGCTATTGCCGCCGTTATCGGTGGTATAGCTGCCAAGGGCCTCTACAACTTCCTCAGCAAAGATAAGATTGATGTAGTAGTACGTGAGGCCGAGAAAGGTGTTAAACCACCTCAAGCGGTTGAGAAAGCCATACAAGAAGGGGCTAAACCACTTCATAAGCAAGTAACGCCTGAAATGCTTGAGAGAGCCATGCAAGGTGAGACTGCCGCGGAATTGGCTAGAGAATATGGGAGGGCCTCTATAGAACCTCTCGTGCAAGCTATGATGGACAGGTGGAATTCGGCTACCACGTGGACTTCGGGTCCTCTGTTTTCAGAAGAGGAACTGCGCAAACGTGCTGAGGAACGTCTGAAATTACCTCAGTTGGAAGCGATGGAATCAAGAGTGCTTGGGGCTATAAATTGGGACCATACCTATATCTAGACAGTTGCAACCTCCTGCAGGTCCCAGCTTCGCGGAAACCAAAGCTACGAGTATGAGTGCCCAAGTTTCTGCCCAAATGAATGAGGGGGTATCAGTCCAGAAGGCTATGTTGACAATTCTGGAGGAGATGAATGAGAGAAACAGGGAGCAGGAAGCTAAACAACGAGCGGTGGAGACATTTACACCCCTATTATTTTAGGTGGGAGTACCCTAATGACGGTAGTGCTGGTAGATCAAATTGATTGGGGTATGTCTCGTGATAATGAAGGTCATCGAGACTACAACATTTCTTGGTTGCTACGAGGAACTACTAGTGATGGTCCGCAATCAGTAATGAATGCTGCAGGACTACCCACCCCCGGTACACTCTGGAGCTACGGTAATGATAACGACCCTTGGGCGTTCTGTCACCCACAATTAACTATTATTCGTCATGGAGTCCGGAAAGGTGAGCCGGGAATTTTCTGGGAAGCTAAGCAGTTATTCTCCACCCGGCCGATTACTACTTGTCAAGAGGAATCTATCGAGGACCCATTACTACAACCCCAGAGAATACGAGGTAGTTTCGTCAAGTTTACCAGACAGGCTAAGAAAAACTGGTCAGGGTCGGAGACACTAGATGCTAACGGTGAGCCTATTGCTGATAAGATGATAGAGTATTCCAGCCACGAACCAATCGAAGGTCCCGAAGTAGAAATAACTGACAATCATCCTACAGTAATCATAGAGCAGAACAAAGCAGTGTTGGGTATAGCTACCTTTTCAGAAATGGTGGATACCCTTAACGATGCTACTTTGTGGGGTCTAGACAAGCGCAAGATTAAGCTGTCGAATGTCTCCTGGGAGCGTAAAGTGTGGGGTATCTGTGATTTTTATTATACCCGCGTATTCGAGTTTGAGATTGACTTCAATACTTGGGATAGAAGCGTGCCGGACTATGGTACAAAAGCACTAAGCGGTCACTGGGATACTGAGGACAATGGGACCTCCGACTGTTCGTATAATGCTTGGATTCTAGAGCATATATGTGGCGCAGCGCCCGACCCAACCAATCCACAGCACTTTGTGAAGGTCAAAGATCGTCACGGTGAGAACATGAGAATCCCCTTGAATGGTGAGGGGTTACCGGCCAGCACCTTAGTAACTCCGGTGGGAACCGGTCCGGAATCCGCACAATCAACCGTAGCTGCCGACATCGCCATAGAACCGTACGGGGAATCAAACTTTCTGCTTCTTGAAATACCTACCCAATTGGAGTAGCCATGTCCGATGAAGTAAACATAAGATCAAGTCTTCAGATAAAGAAGACTAGCGGTGGAATTACCCTACTAGATTACAATAGCCGACCTACGTCATTTACCGGAGACTTGACTGGAACAAAGGGACCTACCCCAGGTGCCTTTGCCGTCTCCGTCACGGGCACCGACGTAGATCTAAGTGAGCTAACCACCCCTGGTTATTGCCGTTTCGCCAACCAGGATGATGAGAATTTCGTGGAATATGGTATCTACGACCCAGAAACGGAGAAATTCTATCCGCTAGGAGAAATACTGGCGGGGGAATCTTACGTATTGCGACTGTCCCGCAATCTAGCGTGGGAATACGGTACAGGCACAGGCACCTCCGGACCGGAAACCAACACGCTAAGATTTAGGGCGAATACCGCGGTTGTCAGTATATTGGTGGAAGCATTTGAAGCGTAACCCACGGGAGTAACAGAATGGAGATACAACAGCTACGGGAGCCTGTGTCTAATCTGACGGTACTCTCTACTGTTTACCACAGCCAGCCGGGTGAAGACCCTAGTATGTGTGAGGCGAAATTCTCGGCTCCTCTAGAGAGCAACGAGCAACCGTATGTCCGTAAGAAGACCGTCGGTAATGCTTGGGAAAAGCTGGATTGTGGGTGGCTACAAGAAGTAAGTCTAGTAGTCATTATCAATACGGAGGGAACCAACCTACAGACCAGGCCGTCTGAGGAAGAGTCAGCCGAAATAGCATCTAGAGTTATTCACCTAAGATACTCCGGTAGTGATTGCCATTGGGAGATACCTCCTAAGAAATTTTTTCTGGGGGCGCCATCCGACGTAGACCTACTGGAGATAAGATGCGCTAAGGGATCAGCTAAGGTACACATACACGTTTTTCCAAGGTAGATTATACAAACCAAGGTAGATTATACGAACCACACACTAAGATAGGTTATACAAACCAAGGTAGATTATATGAACTACCTAACTAATTCGGATGTAGCTATCCTCCGTCAAATGGTGGCGGACTACCTCAACCGCTCTCTAAATGACCCCATACGGCTAAATCCGGATAGCTCCTACAAGGTTGGGGAAGATCAGCAGGCACCGGATGTTTACGTAGCTTATCCCCAGACAAGCGACGGGATACCTGCACTATTACGAGCGAGTACGGGTACGGGCACCGGAACGGATTATGGGGCAAGCGGCAGCGCCTACGACGAACCAGGGAAGGCAGAATGTGACATATACCAGGTAATCACCAATGATACTACGGGTGATCCGGAACTACATGCCGTCCCTGAGTTTAGTCAGATAGTACACAATCTATCCCCGTTAGCATTAGCCCAAGATTGGATTGTTGCAACTCGTACTAAGTATGGTAAGTGGGTAGCAACCCAAGGTGGGGTGACTCTTGTTGAACTAATGTTAGCGGAGGACCATCCTGGTAAGGGTATAGTGTATAAGGCCTACAAGGGCATCTGGTGTCCGGAAGACCACAACTGGAGATACAACTGCTCGGACGGGTGTGGTGAATGGGTGTTTGCCGTAGATTGGAGATATGGGGTGCCTTACCCATCAATCGGAGCCCGTGGTCTATACATACCTAGAGCAAGCAACATCTACGGTACTATCTATGAATGTGTTAGTATGGATTGCGCTACCCCTGGTTCATGTACATCGCAGGACATAGACCAACCTTGCCCATCAGAGAATTCTACTAACTACGCGGGAGAATGTGATGGGGGATCGTAGATGTTGTTGTGCCCAAGGGTGTGAGATCATGGAGGATGACTTTGCGCGCAGTGACAGTAGTGCTCTTGGTAGTCTGTGGACTGAGATTAGCGGCGATTGGGAGATTGTCAGTCAACAGCTTGTAGAGACCAGTAGCACACCCGAAGCCATTGTAATCACCACGGACCGCAACCACTATAACAGCAAACGCGGGGTTGTCGATCTAACAGTGATTCCAAGCGGCTCCGGGCCTTGGCAATTCAAGATCTTAGTCAATTCAGACGATGGTGCCTTAGACTATCAATATGTGGACTTCTCGTTTTCTGCAGGTGGTCTCACGATTACCGCCGGCAACCAAAGCCGTAGCTGGATTACTGGAACACAGCCGGGGGATTGCCCAAGCTATTGGGAATGGCCTGACAATATAACAAGTAAATATATTCGGGCGCGTGTTTGCCTGACTGAGGGGCTCTTGTATGGGCAGGTTACGGTTAAGGCCAACGCCGAACAAGAGACACCTGATTTTGTGGGTGTGGTATGGGATAATGCAATAACCCTATTATCCGCCGGGGATGGGTATGCTGGCTTGCGTTGGGATGCCGGTGATCTAGCCTTCGACGACTTTATATATCAAGCTCATTATGATGATGATGTTGATTGCCCACTCTGTGTCTGCCGATGTTCTGCCGGACACTACCCACCGTGGAAAATTCGGGTTGATTTTACAAACGATGATGGGAACTGTCCTTGCTATGATGGTGGCTATGGGATCTTTGAATATGATGGAGCTCTACCCGGAATGGGATCATCCGGCTGGGTTTGCGTCGAGGGGGAAGTGTGTAGCGTTGATCTCTCGTGTGGGACGGGGATAGGAGCCAGTATCGACTGTGGACAAGTCGACCCAGCGGAGCCTCTAAACCAGACGGATTGGGACTTGCGGATTATCCCCTGCACAGACGATGTTCAGAGCACCTCGATCAATTGCGAAGCGGCCAGCTTTGAGATACGTTGGGATATTGAGTTAGCTGCAGACGTTTGCACTGAATACTGTACGGATGACGGTACTGTGGTAGCTCTGGGGACAGATGGGACTCTTGAAACATGATAACAAACAAACCCTGCAGATTCAGACGACTTGGGAATGGTTGGTGGGAATGCACTAACTGTGGATTCATTTACCACAAGCCCAGCAGCCGTCCCCCAACTAGAAGATGTGGAAACCCAGTTGCCGCCAAACAGGTTGCTATTGAACAAGTCACTACCAGACAACAGACTAGACCGCCCCGAGAGCTTCAGCCTAAGCCATCTAGAGTAGTTCCACCATTAGCTAGACCGCCAAGAGAATTGGGGGATCTAGTATCGGATGCACTAGCCACGGTGGGTATCACTAAGGAACGAGTAAGCACTTGGCTGGGTAGACCATGCGGGTGTGGGCAGAGACAGGAGCGACTAAATCAGCTTAGTAGATGGGCCAAACATGTATTAGCCGGACAAACAGAAGACGCAAAAAAATATCTGGAGCGGATAATCAATGGTTAAATGGGCCTATGGGGTCACCACGGTACTATCTCGTAAGGATGACTTGTTGGTGAAAACCCTGAATTCACTTTGCGATGCGGGGTTTGGAGACCCTCATTTATTTGTAGATGGCTGTGATGACCCTAGCCCGTACCATCAATTCGCCGGATTAGTCACGTGTAGGCCGAACCCACCACTATCGGTAACCGGTAATTGGGTTCTTGCCCTATGGGAGTTATATATCCGAAATCCAGCAGCGGATAGATACGCTCTCTTTCAGGATGATATAGGGGCTGTGTTGAATCTCAGAAAATACCTAGATACATGCACCATCCCCGAGAAAGGGTATTGGAACTTATTCACTAACCTGGTAAATCACAATTACACCAACGGGGAGCCGGGTTGGCAAGTAGCGCTACAAAAGGGATTAGGGGCATTAGGACTAGTATTTACCCGAGATGGAGTACAAACCCTACTAGGTAGTCCTATACTAATAAGTAAGCCGGCATTTGCCAGTAAGCGGAGAGCATTAAGATCGATTGATGGTGGCATCTGCGAGAGTATGAAACGACTAGGTTGGAAAGAGTATGTACATAACCCCAGCCTACTACAACATTGGGGAGGAACGGCAAGCAGTTTGGGACACGTGGAGAGGTACCGACCTGCCAAAGACTTCCCGGGTGAAGATTACGACATTAGTGCTACGACTTAGCAGACTACAGCGCTATGACTTAATAGGTTTATTGTGATAGATCCGAAAGACCAATGGTGTATCCAGATCGACATAACCAATGCGTGTAATCGGCAATGCTCTAACTGCACTCGTTTCATCGGTCATTTCCGGGAGCCC